CGCTGCAACACAAGTAGGCAAGCCCGCCCGGCCTCGGACTTCCAGCCGCCCCGGTCCTGGTCCGGCTCTGGCTCCTGGCCGGGCTTGACCGCACCGACCAACCCGTGTTTTTAGACACACCGCCAGTCAGTCCCCGCCCCCAACTGACTGTTCCCCCCGACGCCCAGATAAACCGGCCCGAAACGGCCCAAACCCAGACCGGAAACCCACACCATGCGCGAAATGACCAACGAACTGTTCCAAGTGGAACCGCCCCCAACGGGGGAGATCGAAGACGCCGTGCGCGAAGCCTTCGATGACCTTGAAGCTAAGGGCGTTCTCGGCCCCATCGAGAAGGCGAAGCGCGCCGCGCTCACCAAAGCCGCCGCCGCTCTTGATCGCAGCCTCAACGGCGGCGCGCCCAGCGTCGCGACCTCCAACGTCCTGAAGAATGTGCTCGAATCGCTCGATAGTCTGCCTCGCCCCGCCGAGGGCGCCGACCGGGAGCTCGACGCCTTCGACGCGGCCCTCGCCGAGCTCACCCGCGACGCCCTGACCCGCTCATGAGCGCCGCACCCAAGTACGCGACCCGCCGCAACCCGGCTAACCCGACGTTCGGCGCTCGGATCGCCGCCGTCGCCGCCTACCTCGGTGGCTCGCTCATGCCGTGGCAGCGCCAGGTCGCCGACGTTGCTTTGGAACTCGACCCGGACACGCCGGGGGCCTGGAGGTACCCGGTCGTCGTCGTCACCGTCCCAAGGCAGGCAGGCAAGAGCTTCCTCCTGCGCGCCGTCATGGTGGACAGAATGATGGCGTACAACAGGCACGAAATACTCATGACCGCGCAGACTGGCAAAGACGCTCGCAAACGGTGGAAACAGGTCAACACCGCATTGAACGCAGAAAAAAAACCGGGATACTTCAAGGTCTACGCATCCCAAGGCTCCGAGCGCACGGAGTACCTGAAGCGCGGCTCGTTTATCTCGCCGTTTGCGCCAACCCCGAAGTCGATCCACGGCGACTCGCTCCACCTTGTGACCGTGGACGAGGCGTGGAGTTTCGACGCAGAGTCGGGCCTGGCCCTGGAGACCGCGATCAACCCAACCCAGCTGACCATCACGGACTCCCAACTGTGGATAGTCTCGACCAAGGGGACGGATAAATCGGCGTATCTCAACGAGCTGATCCGGCAGGGCAGGAAGTCGGTCGACGATCCTCATAGCCGCATGTGTTTCTTCGAGTGGAGCGCGGACGAGGCGGCCGCCGAGCGTGACCCGTACAGCGACGAAACGCTGTCCTTCCACCCGGCCCTCGGACACACACAGACCGCCGACAAGATCAGGGCATTGCGCTCGGACAACCTGGCCTCGTGGCGTCGCTCGATCCTGAACCTGGAGACAGTCGCCGAGGAAACGGCCGTGGACATCCACCTGTTTAGCTCGCTCATGGACCTGGACCTGGCCGCGCCTGATCCCTCGCGCGTCTGCCTGGCCGTCGATCTCGCCGCCGACCGATCCGCCGCGACGATCGCCGCCGCATGGCTCGATGACGAGGGCGACCCGTGCCTGGCGACCGTGATGTCCGGCCCCGGCATCGACTGGGTACGCCCCGCCCTCCACGGCCTCCAGGCCGCTGGGTATGCGTGGATAGGCTGCGATCCCGCCGGGCCGACGCGCACGCTCGCCGCTGACCTCGAAGCCGAGGGCACGCCCATCACCACCCTTGCCACCCGCGAATACGCCTCGGCGTGCCAGCTGTTCCTCGATCGAGTCAACGCGAAGCGCCTCACCCACGACGGCAACCAAGAACTCATCAAAGCCACGGGGGCCGTTGTCTTGCGTCAGCTCTCCGGCGTGAGCGCTTTCGACGTTGCCAAGTCTCCGCGCCCCATCGACGCCCTACGTGCCGGGGCCGTCGCCGTGTGGGCCGCGTGCCAGCCCCGGCCCGGGATCCAAATCTACTGACCAATGGGAGGCCCCCATGCGCATCACCGTCGACGCCTCGGCTTGCACCTTTCTGCCCCTGTGCCAGTGCGGGTGGAGGGGCCTGCCCGCTGCCTCCCATGAGCACGCCCTCACCCAGGGCTGCGAGCATGAGCGCCGTGCCCACCCCGGCGATAAGAATGCCCGCCGCGCCCTTAACTCGTATAGGTGGCGACACTCATAGTCGGGTGCGAATACCCCCCGACGCAGGATTGGCGCATGGCCTCACTTGCTTCACTGTTCGGCTTCCACCGCCGCGATGACGCGGGGACCCCTGTCCCGGCGGGCATCATCCCGCCCACACGGGAGGCGGCGGGTATCACCGAGCGCGGAGCGCTCGCCCTGGACTCGGTCTATCGCGCTGTGAGTGTCCTCCAGGCAGCGGGCAAGCAGATCTCGCTCGACGCCTGGCGCGACGGCTCCCAGCTCGAAGGCCGCGACCTGCCCACCATCGTCGCCACCCCCGGCCCCGATCTGACGCCTACCGCGCTCATTGCCGAGACGATCGCGAGCCTGGCCCTGCGAGGCAACGCCTACTGGTTGATCGGACGAACCAGCGACGGGCGCGCGAACTCCCTGCGCGTCCTCGACCCCACCCAGTGCCTACCTGTCCTCGACCCGCGCACGGGCGCGCGCACAGTCCAATGGCGCGGACGCACCTGGCAGAGTACTGACCTGCGTCACCTCAGGTTGACCTACGTGCCCGGCCGCGCCGAAGGCCTCGGCCCCATCCAGGCGTGCGCGCGCAGCCTCCAGGGCGCGGCCGACATGGCCTCCTACGCCAGCCAATGGACACACGCCGGCGGCGTGCCCACCGGCGTCCTGTCCACGGACCAGCCGATCACCGCCGCGCAAGCCTCCGACGCGAAGCGCGCCTGGAACGAGTCAAACTCCCAGGACGGCGGCGTCGCCGTCATCGGAGCTGGCCTCAAGTACTCGCCCCTCCACCTCACGCCGTCTGAGATTCAGTTCCTGGAGTCCCGCGCCTTCGACGTGCTGGCCGTCGGACGCATGTTCGGCATTCCGGCCCATATGCTCCTTGCCGCCGTGAACGGATCGTCGTTGACGTATCAGAACGTTAACGACGCCGCGACAGACTTCATCCGCTGGACGCTCATGGCGTACCTGCGAGAGATCGAGGACGCCCTGACCTCGATCGTCCCGCGCGGAACGACCGTGCGCTTCAACCTCGACGCGCTCCTGCGCGCCAACCCATCCGCCCGCATGTCCACCCACAAAACCGCGATCGACGCCGGCATCTACAGCGCCGCCTACGCGCGCCGCATCGAAGGTATCACCGATCCCACCGCCGCCACACCGAAGGAACCCGCCCATGAGTGACCTCCAGACCCGCGCCTTCCAGATCAGCGCTTTAGAGCTCCGCGCAGCTGAAACTGACGATGCGCCGCGCACCGTGCGCGGCCTGGCCGTCCCCTACGGCGTCGAAATCGAGCTGTTTGACGGCTACTTCGAGACGATCGCGCCCGGTGCCCTCGCTGACCGAGCCGAGGACGCGACCAGCCTGAAGCTGTTCTACCGCCACAACGAACCCATCGGCCTGATCACCTCAATCACCGAGACCGCCAAAGGCATCGAGATCGAAGCGCGTTTCTCGGACACTCAAGCCGCCCGTGACGCCTACCAGCTCGTGCGCGACGGCGTGATCGACCGCCTCTCCATCGGCTTCATTCCGCTGGCCTTCGAGCGAACCGAGGACGAGGCCGGGGTCCACACCACGATTACCAGCCTGGACCTGCGCGAGGTCAGCCTGGTTCCCTTCCCGGCCTACGACGGCGCAACCGTGACCGAAGTACGCGAACAACCCACCACCGAAAGGAACACCCCCACCATGACCGACAACGCCCCCGCCTACGCGCTCGCTTCCGACCTGGACGACCTGCGCGCCGACATCACCGCCATGGAACAGCGCGCCTCCCTCGCCGCCGCCGAGCGTGGCGCCGCCCCCGCCGTGGATGCGCGCACCCCCGGCGAAGCCCTCAAGGCAATCGTCAATGACGAGGCTTATCGTGCCTCCATCGATGACCTCATGCTCAGGGCTTACGACGGTACGGTATCGAGCGCCGACTCGACCCTCACCCATCCTCAGTGGATTAAGGATCTCGTGCGTCTGGTCGAAAAGCCCAACGTCGTCGCCGGCCTGTTCGCGACCGGCCCCCTGCCCGCCGAAGGCATGAACCTGGACTTCACCGAGCTCGACACCAACAGCCTGTCTGTCAAGGTGCAAGAAAACGAAGGCGACGACCTGCCCCTCGGTAAGGTCACCACGAAGGACCGCACGACCCCCATCAAGACCTTCGGCGGCTACACCAAGCTCACCCGCCAGGCGATCGAGCGCACCCGCGTCAACCTCCTCGACGTTCACCTGCGCGGTATGGCCCTCGCAGCTGGGCAGGCAAAGGCCGCGTACTTCACCCGCCAGCTCAACGAGGCCGTCAAGGCTCAGGACGCCAACAAGCTCACCATCACCAAGGCCGCAAACGCCCTCACCTGGGCCGACCTCGCTGACCTGTTCATTGACGCAGCCGCCCAGTTCGTCGACCAGGCCCTGACCCTCGACGGCCTCATCGTCGACAAGGCAACCTTCAAGGCCCTCACGGGCCTGACCGGAACCGACGGCCGCCCCCTCATGCGCGTGAACGAGAACCCGGCGAACACGATCGGCACCACCAACGCCCGCGCCCTCACCGGCGTTCTCCTCGACGTTCCCATCACCTGTAACCTGCGCGCCAACGCCGGAGACCTCGGAGAAGGAATCGTCGGAACGTTCTACAACTCTGACGCCCTACGCACCTACGAGACCCCGCTCACGCAGCTCCAGGACGAGAACATCGTGAACCTGTCCAAGGCGTTCTCGGTCTACCGATACGGCGCGGTCGCCACCGAGTACCCCACCGGGCTCGTGCCCCTCAAGATCGGAGCCTGACCGTGGGAGCCGACCTGACAGCCCGCCTCGCCGCCTACGTCGGCGACGTGCCCGTGGACCAGTACCTCACCAACTGTCTCACCGAGGGCCGCGCACTCGTGGATAGTCAGGTCGGCTCCGCGACCATCCCGGGCGACGTGCGCGATCGCGCCGTCCTGGAGGTCGCCGCCGAGCTCTATCACCGGCGAAGCGCCCCCAACGGCATCAAGAACTTCGCCGACGGCTTCGACGGCACGGCCGCGATCCGCGTCGCCCGCGACGCCCTCGTGGCCGCCCGCCCCCTCCTTGCCCCCCTATACACACCTCCGGGCCCACGAGACGAAGAAGAATCTCGTACTCAGTCTTCTACTTAAAAAAAAAAAAGAAATAAACATT